CCTCCGTATTAAAGTTTCAGGCTAACAATGCGCTCCAGCCGACCGCAAACGCTCATTTTATTCGCTAATGCGGCTGCTGACCTTGGTCGTTAAACCCCTTGATAATTCCCGATCTCTAATATGTCTCCAAGCTCAATGGCATAAATATCAGGTGCCTTTAATCCATCAATCTCCCATCCAAGATATTGAACTCTCATAAATGGGCGATGTGCGCCATAGCCATTAACAAAGCGTATTTCATCATATACTCTGTTTTCTATTCTCTTGGCCCAGTAAGGGGTTCTATCTCTATATTCAAACTTCTTTATCCCTTTGGCTATTTGTTCAAACCATTCAAGATATAAAGTCAAATGAAGAACACGGGGTTTAACAATTTTATGCAACCGACCGCTACCCGTTATCTCTTTTTGATGTGCGTTGCTTTCTGTTTCCGTTTTCTCACTCATAAGTCTCCTTCTAAATGCGGCCGCTGATAATGTCGTTAGAGGGGCTTCTTGCCCTTCGGTAAGTTCTCGTAAAATGACAAGGCCGCAACCAAAAGCCCCGGCACTCTCCTGGCATTTTGCCCCGTCTCAGTCTCCCACGCTCTCCAAGTGCGTTCCGGTGTTTTGAATATTCGGGCGGCATCCTTGATGGAGAGGCCCAGCTTTTGCCGGGCCTCTTTTAGTTGTCCGGCTGTCATTTTGGCTTCCTTTCTGTCAAAAGAGCTATTCTGACAAAATCTCTTGGGGTGCTTCTAAGGAAGCTTGGGTAGTTCACAAACTCATACCCCTCATCTTGAAGCTCTACATGAATATCAAAAACCGCAGTGTGAATGAAATGATCGGAGAGTAATTTCTTTTCATTTTCAGTTAATTTACCCAACGCTTTTTCCAGTCTCTTGTTTGCCATTTTCTTTCTCCTTGATTTAAGTTTTCCTCACTGTTAAATTAAGAATACCAAATCAAACACAACGTGTCAATATAATAATGCACAATGTGCAAAATAATTTAAACGCCCTCTAACCATGCGCTCAAGTGGGAGCGGCATTAGCGTTTATGTTTTCTAAGTGGGGCTTGGTTGCGCCGCCCCCTTAGCTGAAAACGTTATGCCCCTGTCAAAATCCAATGCTTTATCTCACCAACATCGTTTTTTGTCATTATTTCTAATTTACCATCATGGGTGTGTTCAATTTCAAAGTAATAGCCATATGCCCACCATTCTGCCACTGTCTCTCCATTTGGCCCTTCAACAACCCGATCTGGCTCTACAAGAGGAAAGGCTTTTAATATCTCCGCAAGTAATGGGGGCATAACACAGCGTTCAACCGTATCACTACCCTCTGTTTCGTTTTTAACTTCCTTCTCTCTTGGGTCTTTAAATTCATCTGCCATATTTCCCCCCTTTATCCGTTCACGGTTAACTCAAAGTTATCTGGCCTCTCGCAATTCACGCAGCGCACCCATTAACTCACCCTGTCTCACTGATAATGTCCATTGGCCGTGGTCATTACCAATCTTTGCGGCCTCGGCAATCCTTGTTTCATAATCAGCAATTCTAGCTTCCCACTTAGCGGCAAGGTCAGATAACACGGCGCTGCAAGGTACTTCGGCCACGGGTGCTTTCTGGGCTTTAAGGGGTTTATGATCGGGGCACATCGTTGGCTTTATAAATTTTCGGCAACTAGGTTCTTTGCTATAATCCACATGCCACTTGCATTTTTCATATCCACACTGTTCCATTTTTCCATCCTCCCCAGCGTCCGAAGACCCTGAGCTTAATCGTTAGGTCTTTAAACCCGCGCAAGGTCAAAGGCTATTATTGCCCTGCCTATTTGCTCCGGTATTATAGGCAGTATGGCATTCCCCAACGCTTTTATTCTGTCCATCCTATCGGGTAATCCATCATCCACTCTAATCTCTGGGGGTTCAGCTCCCCAGGACCTTGTCGGATTGCTTCCCCTTTCCACTCCAGGCCGTACACCGCTGCATCTTTCATCGTTGCTATTTTCTTGCGCCCCTTTCGGGCATTTGTCATCTGTCGGTGCATCGCCTCTGGTGATCGTGCTTTCATTGCGTCCATCGCTTGTGGAGTGGGCCACAATAAAAACTCGCTCCCTGTTATGGTCTGCACCTGCGGCAAGAGCTGGCACAACAAACGGCCTTGCGGAGTAGCCTTCACTTTCCAAGTCAAAAAGCACTTTGTCCAATCCCAGCGCGATGTGGCCATAAACATTTTCGCAAATAACCCAAGTGGGTCTTGCTTGTGAAACAACTCTGAGCATTTCCGGCCAGAGGTGGCGGTCATCTTGCTCCGCTTTTTGGCCTCCTGCAACACTGAAGGGCTGGCAGGGATACCCACCGCATACAACATCGACTCCATTAAAATCACCTCCGTTTAATTCTCTTACATCTTCATAAATTGGCACGTCCGGCCAATGCTTCCGCAACCTTTCTCGACACCAAGGATCTATTTCACAGAAGGCAATTGTTTCCATCCCTGCCCTCTCAAGCCCCAAGCTGAAGCCTCCTATTCCACTGAATAAATCTAAAACTTTCAAGTCAAAACCTCCATGTCTGCTGCGCAGCCAGCGCAGGGTCAAAACCTAACCAAACAATGCAGCCGGACAGGTGCCCTGCCGCTGATTTCGGATGTTATGTGCTTTCCTTAAAAATAGCTCTTGCCTTGTCAATATGCTCTGGCTGCAACTCAAATTTTCCATATCCGAAATCAATCCCAATATGTGCCAATGCCTTAATAATTTCTTCCATCTCAGCAGCCCTCTCACTATATCCCTCAAGCGCCTTGCCAAAGTCACCACATTCATGGTCTTGTTTTAATTGCTCACTTAGTGTCATCTCGTATTCTCCTTTAAGTTAAAACGCACATAACACGCCATTGCAGCGCATCGCTAACGCTCGCTCTGAATTCATAGTTAGGCAACCGAGCCTTTTACTCTCTCACACATCAATTCGTGCATTTTCTCGGCAGCTTCCCATGTTTCGCATCTGTCCATTTCCTGGTCTAGTTTGCCTCCAAATACCATTGTTTCAAACAATAAAGGCTCTCCTCCGTCAAATGAATGGTCTATGCCAAGAAACACTGTTGAAATTCTCACCTGCCCAACCTTCTCCCCATCAAGAGAAACGTCAGCGGTTGTCTTATTTACTGTCCTGTTCCCCTTCTCAAACCATTTTGCCCATTTAATAACATCTGGCTCTTCTACAGCTTTATGCCCATCTAAAATATAATTCATGATATTTTCCTCTTTTATTAAGTTTGTTTTTGCCTAACCAAACACTGCAACCGACCGCTTTCACTTCGTTTCAATCGGCTGCTGAGCTTGGCTGTTATCTTGCTACCTTCTGAAACTCATGTCTCTGTCAAAGGCTCTTTTATCAGCCTCTTTTGTTTTTTCAGCACAAGGGAAGCAAACTCTATCACCTTGGCTATAAGTTATTTCGCTGTATGTACCTTGCCTTTCTCCACATCTTGTGCAAGATAACCCATCGCTCAATTTCGACTGGCTAGGGGTGGTTTCGTTTTTTTTAGCATCGTTTTTCATGTCACTATCTCCTTGTTTTGTGTTTGGTCAGCCAGCGCATTAGCTTAATCGTTCTAAGGCTTAATTATGTCATACCAAATCGCATAAACAGTCAATCCACATGTGAATAAAATCTGGATCCAGTCCATTTCCAAACCAACGTGCTGCAATGTCCATATTCCTAATGTTAAAATAATTAATCTCATAAATCTCCTTTAACAAACGCGCCTTAGAACCAAGCACTCAAATCGGACTTCGCTTCGCTCGCGCGTTTAGTTTTATGTTAGGCGTTCTGTGTTTTCATTGCGTCCCAGCCCTTACAAGCGTCTTCCCATGTGTCACAAGCTGGCCCATCCTTGTCACACTCTACGCAGGTGGCAAAATACCTATAGCCTTCATGTTCTATGATGACTTCTCCGCCACAAACACACACGCCTAGCCCCGCGCTACAAGGTACTTCGGCCACGGGTTCTTTGTTGGCTTTAATAAGCTTATCGTGTTGAAGTTTGGTAATCCCACATTTTTTACAAGGTGTTTGCCAATATGAATTGCTCGCCCCACATTGCACGCATTCCCATCTAGGTTTCATTTATCATCTCCTCCAGCGTCCGAAGACCCTGAGCTTAATCGTTTTATCCTTCTCTTTAATGTATCCACTATTGCTAATGGACTCACTGAAACTAAGGATTGACGAGGGCGCTTAGTCTCTACAACATGATCGCAAGGCACCATGCCTCAAAGGTTTCCCTTACCTCGTCAAAATTAAATACTAATCGTTTCTTTCTCCCTGTGATGAAGTTGGCGCTTCATGTCCACTTCCTGCTTGACCTAGCATAGTCATAATATGAGCAATCACCTCAGTAGTTTGTCTCTTAACTCCATCATTATCGTCCCATTCTCTTGTTTCAAGCCTACCTTCTATATAGACTTGCTTCCCCTTGGAAAGATATTCTCCGCAAATTTCCCCCAACTTACCCCATGCCGTTATTTTATGCCACTCTGTTTTCTCTTCCTTATTGCCAGTATCTTTGTTAGTCCACTTTTCAGATGTAGCGATACTGAAAGATGCCACTGCCTGACCAGATTTAGTATATCTTACCTCCGGATCTCTTCCAAGATTACCAACTAATATAACCTTATTTACTCCAGCCATTATTTTAACTCCTTTACTTTATTAAGATATTCAGTCATCACTTTCCCTTTATCCGCACCAAGCGAATCAATAGCAGACTGATTTTCTTTTTTCCATTTATGTGCTGATTCTTTCGTTGTTAGTGCTCGTATTGCTATAGAAAATACTTCTATTGAAGCGTCTACTTTTACCCCCTCTTTTTTATAACCAGCTTCCCATGTATGATCTTTTTTCTTATCAAGATCTTCTTTCTCTGGCTTCATTGTGTCAGCATCTTTAGTGTCATCAATAGCAAATAGGCCATTTAAAGCATACTTCCTGGCATAGCTTGATGTTGCCCCTGTTATCTGTGAATCATCCATGCCTTTACGATTCTCGGCCTCTCTAGCCCATCCTGTTACAGAAACCATAGAATCATCTTCAATGCAAGTTAATGTTGCTAATGCCTGAACATATACTCTAGCACCTACTTCTTTTACCGTATCAGATACAAGCAAAACAGTTCCATGTTTTTTACAGATAGGCTTAGAGGCTTCTACTATATCCTCACAAGATCTATAATTGTATTTACCGAAACTGTTAAATTGATTTTTTGGAGCTTTCAGTTCTTCTTGTATATCTGATAATTTTTTATAAATCAATGAACTCATTCATCCTCCTTTGATATAGTTGTCTTATAAGGGGTTAAACTTCCATCCCGTCAAGGAGTGTCCCTATAAAACAACCTCCCTTGTTCCCTTTTTTAATCTGCCACCCAGATGCGCACTTATCAGCATCTTCTCCATTGCCACCCCTGTTACATTCTGAACAGTCAACATATAAAACCCCGCGAGTGTCTTTTTCACTATACTTTACCTTACTCATCTTACTCTCCTTTATTTAGTGTTTATCTTAATCAATCTGATTTTAATTCTGTTATTAGTCCTTCCCTGATAGCAAGAAGTTTTTTTAAATCTTCAATATGCTGCTTTTGCGTTTCTATTATTCTATTTTTAATCTCACCTATTTCTTCCCATGCTCTGGCATTTTCAATAGCTATTTCTCCCTCTTGCACTCTTGCAGCGGCCCATTCTGGCTCTTCTTTAATCATCTGCCATATAGTTCGCTCATTCCCATCAATGTCATGATATATTTTCGCTGTATCCATCTTACCCTCCATTATCTTATTTTAGACGCAATTACCCTTTTCTCCATGACCTATAGTCACCGCCCATGTAAAGCGTTAAGATACTCATTTGTCTCATTCCAACAATCAAAGCGTTTGGAATACCTAAGTTGCTCACATGATGCAAAAAAGGCCATGACCCGCTATATTTTACCATTGTCATGGTGCAAGTTGTCAGGGGAGACAGTGCCTGCTTTTGTTGTTCCATTCTCTTATCTACCCGAAGGCGGTACAGAAAAGACCTGTTGAAACTGTACCCTTTAAACGCGAAAAAGCCTCGCAAGATATTCAGGGTATCTTTTGAGGCTTTAAAGTTTAAGCCTTTACGGCAAAAACCTTTTTGCTTATCGCCAGTCCCTGAAACTGTTATGTGTCTTGCTATGAAGTATACATTATTACTTATATCAAAGAGCATGTCAAGATTTATTTGATCTCACCATTATCGACAACAAATACGCCTATCTCTTCAGGTATGTCGGCTGGTTTCTCCCCGACAATCGTAGCAAGGATAGTCTTGTTTTCTTCCTGTGCTTTCTTGACAAATAGAAATATATCCTTACCTATAGACTCCCCTCTATCAATCAACTCAAGGCCGAATCCTTCAGGGTAAAGCTTGCCAAGTTCGCTCGATAATCTCATTAACTGTGATGTGGACAACATGCCAGCAGTTGTACCCTCATATTCAAAGTTCCCAGATTCATCAAATGCCAGCCCCTTGATAGTGCATTTATCGTTTATGCCTGCCAGTAAAGCGGCCTTATCTGATCTTAGATCCCTGATTTGCTCATCTTTTTCAGTTAGGTCATCTTGCGCCTCGGCCTTTAATGATATCGCGCCCTGATCTTTAAGATATTGGTCATATCTCACATTCTGCTCTCTGCCTTCCCCTATTTTAGAATCAATATCAGAAGTATCAGGGAAAAGAGGCGTTTCATCTATTGTTTGTTCCGGGTTCTTTTCTAGCCATGCCTTAGTAGCTGCAATCTGTTTCTCAGCCTCTTCTATCACACCAAGGCCTCTTTTCCTTTCATCGTTGGTATGACGGGACTTTTCATTGCTTGTAAAAATCTTATTGTAATTTTCCTCATGAGTAGCAACAATCTTTTTCTTGTCTGCTTCCAGGGCTCCTATATTGACAGGCTCAACTTTATCGCTAGAAATCTCCCCATAAGCCTTTATGCTAATTCTCAAGTCCTTAGTGCCATCCTCAAGCCCCTTCAATTCCTTGTCTATTGCCACGGTATCCACGCCAAACAAATCAATAAAATATCTCTTCCTTGACGGCTCATTCATATCAATGAGATGATTTTGATTGAGTAAAAAAGGATTTAAGAATTTCTGAATAGCATCAACTGGCTTATCAGCAACTTCCCCCTCTGCATCAACAAATTCTATCTTCTCGGCCTTAGTGATCCCGTGCTTGTCTTTTCTGAATTTTCTTATGATGAATGTTTTATCAAAGTGCAATTCAACTGAAGCCTTTTTTTCTCCATGCTTGATTATATCATCAGGGAAACTGCCACCGAAACACAGTTTTATTGCATTGAGTATTGTTGTCTTGCCTTGCCTTACATCGCCATAGAACAGATTTAAAGGCTTGTTGAACTCGATTGTTTCATTCCCGATTATACCGATATTGTTTATTACTAACTTTTGAATCTTCATCTTTATTCTCCCCTATATTAAATTAATACATACTTTCTGATATATGGAAATCCTTATGTCATATCTCCCCCATATCCTGTTTAAAGTGTAATTCAGTGCAACCCTTAGCTGCCTCACAATCAGGACAACCGCAATTTGACGGGTGAACAGTAGGTTCATATTTGTCACAGTCGTCGCATTCCTCGAATCCCATTGCGTAAAGACACTCAACATCGTTCAACCATTTGCAGTCATCCATTTTCATCATCCTCTATTTTCCTTTCTTCATCTATATCATAAGGATATTCAGCATTTGTATCTATATATGATTTACAATCTTCATTGCATAAGTCTGTAGGTAATCTGCACCCATTATATTTCTTGCAATCAGTTATCATCATCACGTTTCTTCTTAGGTTTTTGTCGCGCTTCTTGTTTTTCCTCTTCGCGGCTGTCAGTCTTATGGTCTAGTCCTAATATCTGATTAACTATCCCTGTGACTGAATATGGAGTTGTGAAGCTATAATTTAACGGCTTTTCCATCTTGTTCCTCCTGGATCTCTTTGCAAGTGTCAAAATGTGGACATGACAGACACACATTATCTTGCTGGTAATATTCAGCGGCTACCGCTATCTCTACCGGCCCACCATATTTCTTGCAGCCTATCTTTTCCATATATCACCTCATACATTGATTAAGATATAAATCCCTGTCAATATCACCCCTGCTTTCTACATCAAGAGTCATTGACCCACCAAGGAAACGCTTTCTACCCACAACCTCCATAAAGAAGCCTGCTGAAACAATATTGTCGAGGCCTAGCGCATCAGCTATCTCTTTATGTTGTGGTTGGCTTGAATCGCCTGGGAATGTAATCATATATTCTTCCCCGTTATTTCTATAGACTATGTATTTCATTCTGCCACCCCCCTATTATAAAACATTTCTTGTTTTCACCATCAAATCATTAATCTTGTCTCTATCCTCTGGTGTCATAGTCCTGTCATACGTTTTATTAATTAAATCCTGAACGCCATCACATAATTTTACTATAATGTTGTCTCGGTCATGAATATCTTCCCATGTTGGGTATGGTATCCTGCTAGTTTTTCTCATGCCGCCCCCCTATAATTTAACCGGCCAGCTTAACAATTCATATTGCCAAACATGCGCTCCGCTTTCAGCCGTCCACAAGAATCTGCTTCTTATATCACAACCTCGCTTCCTTAGATCACTTACCATGCTGCCAACAGCTATTGTTTGCGCTTCATATCCGATTTGTATCGATGTTGCAACTCTTACTTTTTTAAGATATTCAAATGCGTTTCTTATTTTGCTCATTGTTTGTTCTCCATAATTTAAAAGATTCAATAAATCCTTTCGTCATAGAAACTCTTTCTCGCGCACATTCTGTTTTGAAATCTGCCCATATATCTAATGGTACTCTTGATATTGTTTGATTCTGTTCTTCTTTTGTTTCTTCAAATGACATAAATGCCCCTTATTATTTAATTAAGATTGCGCCCCGACCGAAGCAAGGGCGCAACATTTACATCTAACCCGTTAATTTAATCGTTAGTTTCGATTGTCTACTTCTTAATTAATTATGCATAAGCGCCTCCTTTGTTTGCGTTTTCCTTACTATAAAGTTAATCTTAACATATCATAAAATTAAGTCAATAAAAAAATGATTAAAATTAAATAAATATTGATTCAATAAAAAAACCCCCTAAGAATTAACTTAGAAGGCAGGGAGAACAGGGAGGATAAACTTTAAATACTAATTTAATACTAATCTATACAGAATTAGTAGTTCATTTCTTTTCTAGCGCTTTTACAATCATATCATCTATTTCAGTTTCAGTTTTAGCAGCGGCCTTTTTAGCTATGGCAACCAATAAATCCACTATCATTTCCGGCTTCATAACTCTTATGGCTAATTCGCCCAGTATTCCCATACCTAATTTTACAAAAAATGCTGTCATTTTATTCCTCCTTATAGTTAGTATATATTCCATCTTTAAATAATAAAGCTTGTTGATTAGGTTTATCTAGTCGCGGCAAGCTTATATGGATCCATTTTGTTGTATTCTTCTGTTCATAAATACATTGTCCGAAAGATAAGTTAGCAAATATCCACAAATAAACTTCCCATAAATCAGCGTTAGGCGTTCTGATATCAGCGGCCTCACCCTTGCAATGCTGTGATGTTTCGCTGCCTCCTATGGCTAGATTCACGCCCTTAGAGCGATATCCTGAGTTTACATCTATCCTGCCGAATCTATCCCGTATAGGCTGCAATATATATTGGCACAAATAAAGTAATTTATCTTCATGAATATCAATCGGATCATTCGATGCGCTTGTACTTGTTACCGTCAATTCATTTAAAGAAAAGTTTTTAGATAGTTTCATTTTCTCAATTCCATTTTAATGTTTTTGTAAAAAAAGTAATCACAAGAGTTACAATGATGGCTATGGTGGCAGACGACCCCGCCGCTTTAACTTTTATATGTGTCACAGATTTTTCTATATTATCAAGCTTATCAAATATAGCCTGCTGTGTTGTTTCTATTTGCTTGAGCCTGCCTTTTAATTCTCCCAACACAAAAGAGGCCTCATCTATGCCAGCCATCATTACCTCCTATAGTCTTGGATGTGTTTCTATTCTTGCCCCACCTGCCATCGTCAAAACCGTAATCACACTAGATCCATCCACCGCCCATATCTCATATCTGCCCTTGAATATTGTTGTTGGCAATACATCAAAATAGAATCGACCGTTAGGCGCATCGGATATTGTACCAGTTATTTCTGCAATGGCTGGGCTTGATTCGCTTGCATTTTTTACAGCTTTGAATTTAAAGGTTGATCCGTTTATATTTACGGGGTCGCCATCTATATCCAACCATTGATATTGAAGCCTGGTTGTAGCAGTTTTAGATAAATCGAGAGGCTTATTAATATCAAGCAAAGTCTCTACCTTTTCAGCAAGTATAACGCTCGCTATTGACCCTGAACCCGTTACCCATGCTTCATCACCTCTATCTCGTATCTTTTCAAGCGAATCAGTATTAGTATCAAACGTTGGCCCTTGTATAGCAATGACACTTGTAGTAATATCATCAGGTGTTATAGTTATGCCACTTCCATTATTTATTACTGTAAAATGCCCATCCCAGTTTACTGTTCCACCTACGCAACTGGCATCAAAAATAAGCCTACCATGCCCCCGCACATTTAAAATATCTGTTCCACTTGCTCCTAAATTGCTTACTGTTATGACTCCAGAAAAATCCGACATATTCACAGTTGTGTTTGCTATTGCTGCTCCAAAATCTATAGCAAAGCTATCATCTCCTGAACAATGGCGAAAATGCATTTCTCCTACTGGAAGTGTTATTAATCCTCTAAGATCGCATCCGACAAAAATAGCCGGGGGAATAGTCATTATACCTGTATGGCAATCATGAAATTCAGGTTCATTTGCTCCACTACATATACCAGAAACATTTGCGCCCTGTATATGTGTTCCGCTGATTGATTGTCCACCTAGTGCCAGAGTCCAATTATTACCGCAAAAAGTTTCCCCTTCTTGTGATGCTGCAAATGTAATAGAACTTAATGGTGCTAAATGTCTACCTGTAAGATGTAAACTTGCTCCAATAGTATTAGCATCAGCAATAGAATCTACGGCATTAAATATAGTCCCACTTTCATGATCGGTTGTCCCTGCGTTTCCATTAATTGTATCTATATAGACATTCCCATTTTCATAACTTCCGAATTCTTGCAGATTACGCAAACGTCTTGCGGCAGAATCTACTATATTATGTGTTCCACCAGTCAATATCTCATCCCATATTTCAAATGCGATCTGTGAAACTGGATGAATATGTTCAGCCCTAAGATCAAAATCATCACCATCTGCAATAGTATCAGGCCATGCCTCATCGAAAGTGATCTCTTTAGTCGTTCCATTGTAAGCTATAATAATCCTAGTCGCATCCGTATTGTCTCCCGATGTTCCATGCGCTACCGTATCATTATAGAAATTATCTACTGAGCTTGTTAAGGTAGATATAAAAGAAAGATTTGTAGGCGTAGCATCATTAACAGCAAAAGGTGTTGCCCCACCAAGTGCTCGCAATCTCCGGCCTGCACTCGTGGGGATATTATGAGTAGCACCCGTAAGCTGCCTATCCCATATACCTTCATTCATATAAGGATATTGGGCATTTGCATGTCCATATGTTTCTATAGTAAATTCACGCCCTAACCATACTGGCGTTCCTTGATCTTCGATATATCCTTGTATTCTGGCGGCTTCCATTTCGGTTGAAGATATTACCATTGAATAACCTAGTCCTTCATCGACAAATCCCGCAGTTATATTAGTATCTGCCCCCTCATCCTTGCTTATTTTAACATCACCAGCGGCATAAACAGCATCACTTTTTAATAGCACTCCATCTGTATCGCGTAGCCCGAAAGTTATAGTTGTTGCTTCTCCATATTTTCTTAGAAATTTCATTAATATTCCTCCATTCTACGTCTGAAAATTTGAACTCCTGCTGTTATCGGATACTGAACTCCCGCACCACCGTTCCAATCTGCGGCAACTTCGCCTCCTGCCGGATTGCCTATTATCGTCACTCCACCATCTGTCAATACTCCATCCCAAAAAGCAGGAGCATCTAAATTTCCAATATATCTTGCTGTAGGACTGTCTCCATCTTGTCCAAAGGCAATGGCTCCACCAGAATATTTTACAGTTGTAGTACTGGACATATTAAATATGCCTCTTAAAATATTATCAATAAACATCTTGAAGACATCGCCATCAAAAGTGCAAATTACCCGATGCCATGATCCATCATTGTATGTTGGTACAGATGTAGTTAGAGCCAAATCACTATTTACCCCAAATATAAAACCTAATATTTCCCCACCCGTAAGAATTTGAATGCCGTAACCATTTCCCCTTTTCCTTAATAGTACTTTTGTTGAACCAGATGTTGACGTATTAAACCATGTTGCAAAAGTAATTAAATTAGGTTGCAAGTTTACAGGGTCACCCAAAGATATAAAATCATCACCATCAAAAGCCGCTGAATGACTGCCTAAGTGTTTCGTAGTCGCGTCATATATAACGCCCGTATCAGATCCATCGTTGCCATCGACCTTGTCTATACTATCACCGTCAAAGTGATATGCTGAAATTAAATTAGCCATTATACTTTTTCAAGCTCCACAACAATACTTTTACATTCTTTTTTATGATCAGGATTCTCTTTGTTCCATTTATGATAGCATTCATGGGTTTTAATTATCGAGCCAGTATTGCATTGATGAATGACTCCTTGTAGGCCTTTGAGGCTATTTAAAAATCCTGCTCGCTCCGCAATGTCATAAAATTTTATTTCACCTGAGATTGAATTATCAGTTTCAATAATGGTATATTCATCTGGCCATATTTTACCTTGTTCTTTTAATGGCAATATATTTTTTATAGCATTTAATATCCCTTGATTATCTGTTGAAATATTTATATATATGTCAAAAATCATATTGCCACCTTTAAACCTTCAAAAACTATTTTATCCCTAAGAACATCAAGCTTTTCTTATCTTTACTCTATCCGTAAACCCCTGAATATTTCCTATGCCAACTTCTTGAGGCGTGATTATTCTGCCACCCTTATTAATATTGCCTAAATCTTCAAGAATACTCTTACCCTGCTTTGCATTATCAGCTTTCCATTTTTCAGTATCATATTCCCTTAAGTCAACAAGCACAATCTCAAGTCCATCCGCTGCCGGATCTTTGTCAAAATAATCAGCAAAAGGGTGAGGAACAGCTTGTATCCTTTCTATAGAGTCTTTTGCATTTTGCGATGGGCCATTATAGGCATAAGGAGGATTTTCAGCTTCATAGGATGACATAACATCACCTTGAGAATTAACCAGCATATAAAGAAAATGCCCCCATTTTTTATTTCCTATTCTATAGGGAGGACAAGCTGTAACATAACGCTGTTGTGCATAAATAGTCCCTGAAGTTGCCCCTAATACAATTAAAGAAGTATAAGAAGCTTTGCCTGTTATTATATAACTTCCCCCCAAAGTATTTTCATGAGAATGCATGGCTGCCAGCCAATTTGTACCAGTAGTAGGGTCCATTTTTAATTGTGGATAAAAACCATATTCTCCACCCGGCAAAATCAATTGGGCTGCTCCTGTAGCTGTACTCACAAAACCTGTTGTTGTTTTTAATCCATCCTGTGGAATAGTTGCACCATCCCCTCCATTATGGTCATGAGCATTACCATTAGTAATAGCTCTATTATCTAAATCATCAAGATTAGTTCTATAAGTATCCATAAGAGCAACATCTACAGGAGAATTTGCATTCGTTTGCCCTGGAGTTATAGTTATAAAGGCCATCTTCTATCCCTCCAGATCATATATTTTATGTATTTTTTCAAGTTTAGGATATCTGCAAAGAATATATTCATTTAGTCCTATGACTTTCTCTTCATTCCCTTCTCTTCTTTTAATGGGTTCTTTTCTTATTCCTCCAAAATGATCACATTTCTCACAATGACCTCTTTTTAGATTCCCTTGAATCCCAGCACAATAAATAAATTCATCTGCTATTTTTTCTTGTTTATCTTCTAGACTCATAATTTCTCCTCAAATAATATAATAACCATCAACATATCCTGAACCATCATAAACCTTATTATCACTTGTTCTTCCAATATAGCAGTGCTGTCTTTGGAATTCTGTAGCTGTTGCATAATCAGGATATCCATTTGGACAGATGAAACCATATCTTTTATCTAATCTAGTTTGAGCCGCCGTGAATGATGCAGTCATAGTTTTAAAATTAGGTTTCACTGATAAGAAAAAACAAGGTTCATCTGTCAATCCATTCTTACCGAATAATGATACTTTTGCAGTAGTTAAATTTACGATTTGCATTGGATATGCGAGTTCCCCGTTTCTGTGCATATCTTTTATATCAATTTCTCCTGATATAGTGGGCAATGGATTTGCAAATCGTTTTAATAATCTATCTGCTATAATTTGAGCATATAAACCACCCGACAAGGCTGTAATGGTAATATCATCAGTTTGATTCGATCCAGGCAATGAACCTATAGTCACTATTACTCGTATAAATTTATTTGGATCTGCATCATAAAGAGTATATTTTCCATCTTCTTCAACTATTACTGTATCACCTGTAGTCCCATCAGGCGCACTCCATGTTAACGTATTATTTGTATCATTATAACTAATTGTATGGCCAGTTTTACCGGCAGATGTACCATTTGATGCACTTATATGGTATAATATCAATCCTGTTATATTTGATGGCTGTGTGAATGTATGTGTTTTTATCCATTTTGATTTGATAACTTTAATCGATATTTCATCCCAATTTGTTTGACTGTTTGTATCTTCGACAACATATCTATTTTCATAATTAATTTCTTTATTATTATCGCCAGATTCATCATAATCATAATAAAATTCAATACGATTAAAAAAGGCTGTTTTATATCCGCTGCTTATTTTAGTTTTATTTTTTATTAAATTATCACCATCGGATAAATTCTTAGCTATAGCACCTGGAAGTAATGGTGCAAATGCCTTAAAAAATATATTCTCACCATTATGAAATATCGCTCCAGTTAAATCTTCCTGCAATTCTTCTAAATACTTTGTTATGTCCTGTGATTCTGTAATTAACCGTTGGAATTTCCAATTATTATACCAATCATCACGCTCTGTTGTAAATTGTGTAGAATCATATTTAATTACGCCAGCTTGTGTTGCTATTAAATTAATCATAATATCAACAGGATTAGTGTTTGAATAATCGTGATATTGTGTTCCTGTGCTATTTGTAGCAGGATATTTTTTTCTTAAAAGTTCTAATTCATCAGCTACATTAAGAGTTAAAACTTCGCCATTAATATTAAAATCAGATATAACCCCAGTATATATTGTCACATACTTATTACGAGCAATACCCAAATAACCTTCCTCGACATCTACTCTTGCATTTTTAATTCTATATCCTGATATGATGGGATTAAAATTTGTACTACCTTTTATATCAAATGACATATTGCCTTTTGTAGCAAGTGACTTTGCTGGATCAATTTTGGTTTGGAATGAAACAGAAGACTCTAGACAAGCATTAACATCAGCATGCTTATGAACACCCCATTTAACCGTTTTTGCAGATGGTGATGTAAGCGTTATTGTAATCATAGTATCAGGCTGCTTATTCGGATTCTTTGATTCCGCTATAAATTCACTGGAAAATATTATCATTCAGCAAGCCCCCGCAAACCAATAGATATATCTCTAAGTTCTCCCGATACTACATATGGTGCATTAAAATCACTATCTATGCTAATTACTGGCCAAACATCAGCACTGTGAGAAGTCGGCTCCCATAGCATAAAAAATACTTTAAGCCCATGACCCGTAAACCATGTATCAACTTTTGCATATAAGGCATTTATACAGTTTTTAAATTTCAGATTAACTAATCTTTCTGTAAAATTAATAACCGCACCGGCTACCCTGCCGCCTTCAGTATATGTTATTTCTTGGCTTCTCTTTCGTCTATAGGGATCATATAGATTAGCTTTTTTAAGTTCTACCTTCTCACCTATATATAGAGTAGTAACATAAGATGCTACACTTGCACCTGATATAATAACTTTAAAAGCTCTATTTGTTGTTGAAGTAAAAAACTTTGCAAGACTTTTATTATCTGATACAACAAAGCCAGCTACTACATCACTATATGATATCGCATCCGAAGATTCTTTTAATGTTACTGTGCATCCAGATAGATTATGTCCACCTAGCGCCATAAAATCAGCCGTTACCGTATTCCCTAAGCCTGCATCATGTATAAGCTCTTGTGTTGCTGTACTTGTTGCCGTCCAATGTGTGGACTCAAGGCCATCTGTCAGATTATCATCTTCAAAGCCTGATTCTTCGCTTGTCGCAGTATATACTCCGATATTGTCATACAAAAATGTTACGTTTCCCCAACTCATGCGAAGGCTGCCTCCCCGAATAGATGCCCATCTCTATAGGCATCATTTAATTCTGGTATAATTGTTTCCCTTACATATGTTTTTGCATTTTCTGCTGTTAAAGTAGTATTTAAAATTATATCGCCAATAGTAATATTTCCCCGCCCGCCTGCTGCTAATGCTGGAGCTGCTTCCCTTACTGCCTGAGAAGTGCCAGAATCAAGCACCATTTCATTACGTTTAAGAAGAAAAGTTCCTTCGGATGGATTACGATCAAGACCATCATGTGCCTGTGAATATTGCTGTCCTTTTATTGTACTTATTCTCAAAGCTCCGGCTCCTATTGCTGCCGTTGCTGCTGCTATACCTAATGCAGGCCCGACAATTGGAATGCCTGCTAATGATGTATAAGCTTTTTGTGCTCCAGCATATGAATCTATTCCGGCTTGAATTATTGCCAATTTTTTACCTGATTCAAATTGACTTTTATTACCTGCCATCAATACATTCGTTATATCGCTTAAAGCTTTTTTACTAGCAGTCGATCTTTCTATTTGAGCAGCATTTTCAATAACTTCTAAATTTTGTTGATGTATAGTTTCTGAATCTTCTCTCGCCTGTTGCTGCATAGCTACAACTTCATTAACTGCCGCCCCATTTTCTACAAGTTTTTCAAGGTCAAGATTAAGCTGTTCATTCTCACGCTCAAAACGTGCCTGCTCCCTTTCTGATTCATTTAATTGGAAAGCCTCTGCCATCTCCCTTAGCTTGATATACTTTGTGGCCTGTGCGTCAATCTCGGCCTGTATGGCGGGATCTTCGATAATTTCTGCGGCTGTCTCTACTGGTCCAGTAATTGCCAACTTAGTTGCGGCTATCTCTTCTGCTGCTGATTGAGCCTCATCTTTTACAGTAGCAAAGAATTGCTTTATATTTGTTCCTGGCATTGGTTCATCAATAAGCTTGCCAAGTTCCTCATTAGTCATTATGAGAGCTTGTCTTGACTCTTCAGCCCATTCACTTAATGCTGCTGATGGTGCAATGTCAACCCCGGGGATCCAAGATAAAGCCCCTGCTGCTGCTTTTTGCAATTCATCAAGGCCGGTGAGGGTTAAGGATATAAAACCCATTGCTGCAACTTCTGCCAATTTCCATACTACTTGCAAGCCTCTTATAGTGTCAGCAAAGAATGCCACCGCCTCGATAGCTAGATTTATTCCAGAAACTATTTGATCCGTGAACCCTCCCGATTCCCTCGCTGCATTAACGAATTGATCTGCAATTACCTTCATTACAGGGGCAAGCTTGACTGTTAATTGAATAGCAACACCCTTTAATGCCTCCTGTACTCTCTCAAAAGAATCATTAGCCTCTTCAACCTTTGCAGCGTCCACTCTCGATATTGCAGTACCAAAAGCTAAAACATCCTTTTCTGCCGCTGCAAACCCTGCTGCCCCAGCTTCCATAGTATTGAGCAAAGCGAGTCCTTCACGGCCAAATATAGCCGCTGTAGCTGCCGCCTTCTCTGACTGTGTAGATAATCCTTTTACTGCTTCTGCAATCTTTTGATATTGTTCATCAGGTGCAAGTTTGACAAGCTCGGACGCTGAAAGATTAAGCCTTTCAAGTTGTGGCCTTGCTGCCCCCATGCCCTGCGCTGCCTCTCCCAGCCTTTTACTCATTCTTTCAAGGGAAGAGTTCATTGACTCCGTAGAAACGCCAGTGAGTTCGCCCAAGTGTTGAAAGGCTGCAAGTTTCTCTGTGGCAATACCTAATTGGTCGGATTTCTTAGCAAGAACGTCAATAGACTTTCTGGAAGAGTTCACAATCCCTGCAATAATAGCGGCTCCGGCAATTGTTCCGGCTGCTCCCCATTTTGCAAAACTATTTATTGATTCTCTGGATTTTGCAGATAATTTTGTGAGACTTAAAGATCCATCATCAATAGCTGCCCTTAATGACTTTGAATCCCCTGTGAGTACTAATTTAATTACGCTTGCCACCGACTACGCTCCTGATAAGGGTGAGGTATTCCATGATTAAATATGGCTGTTCTAATCTCCCTCCGCCATATGGGAGGGTTCTATCATGCACAAACCACTCGTAAGCATCAAAGACTTGATGATATTCATGGAGATAAACAACGGGGCAAGCATAATCAATTATCCCCTCTATTTTCTCCCAGGGCTCCGATTCTATGCACCCGCCCGAAGGCATGCCCCCCTTATCAGAGCGGGGACATCTTTTACAGCTTACGCCTTCTTTGTACGCGATTGACGCGAAGATGATTTTTTTTTAGTCTCACCTTCAACAAGTAAACCGACTACCATATCAAATATAATATTGAGCGTTTCAATAGTTTCCATATCAGAAATATCAGCACAATCAGCAACCATAGCAGGATCAAATATCTCCTCTGCTACTTCAAGTCTATTTATCATATCTCGAAGTGTATAAAAGACACATTCCATCTTGATTTTAACGAGCCTAGCGGTATCATCAGCCTTTACAGCGTGCTGCATATCTACTTGATACCCAAGCAAGGCCGCTTGGTTTAAAGGCGTGACAGGCTTAAATGTCACCTTTACGCTGCCCTTCTCTACTGATATTTCCTTACTTTCTAAAAACTTCATCTGTAACCTTTCTGCCTTTCGGCTATTATGATGCTATATTAAATAAGAATTGATCGTCACCGCTTGACTCATAGAGGGTGTAGGCAAGATCCTTTGTGTCCCTTGTGCCTCTCTCGGCATCACCTATGCTTGTCCTTCTTGCTACAGGTGCGGTGAGGGTGAGCTTATTGCCAGTTCCACCATCAAGAGTCGCTGAAAAAGAAACATCTGTACCCGCTGATAAGGCTGCAAGCTCTGCCGCTGTGTTTATACTGTCTTTAGTAAAGGTCATAGTAGGGGCGCGATCTGATACCTCAAAACTATGATCTCCTGTTACATAATGCTCTTCAATGTTATTACCAAAGTCTAGTTCAAATGCGCCTACCTTAATCACTGCCCCGTCATTAAATATATCGGCTGTTTCAAATACAATCGGGCTTCCTGCATCTGAGTAAGTCAAGGCAGGGCAGGCAACTACTGTCGGCTCCAGGTAAGGGGCTGATATTGTCGCAGTGCCTATAACATATTCACCTATCGTTGCCGACATTGTGAGATTGCCAACTGCGCCTATGAAGTTATATCTAAGTCCATCTTTAAAGGCATAAAATGACGCAGTCTTTGCACTTGCTGGTATTGTAGCTGGAGCATATTCAACATCAACACCAGCATCAAGAGTTTCCGTAGCAGCGCAACATTGTAATATCGGTGAAAGTTCTGGGGAAGTACCAAGCCCACCAGAAAAACGCCATTTAAATTCAACTTCAAGAGTCATCATCTTCTTTCCGATATCATGTGCAAGGTTTCCAGCCGTTTTCTTAACAACCTTGTTATCAAGGACAGTCATATCCGTAGCGATGGAAAAGCTATTGACTCTTATGACCTCCGTACCTGTCGGCACAATATCCGTGCCTTTGACGGCCTCAACTTTACCCAGTAATGCTCTATCATAAATATCAGCCATTTTTCTTAGCCTCCCTGTCTACTCTTCGTGTGAAGTTTATGCGTTTAATCACCCTTCCCCTCTTAGGCTTAGGCTGTTCTTTTTTCTCTTCAGGTTTTGTTTTTCTCAATGCTATCTTAGCCTCCAGATCAGCTATAGTCTCGTTTGCATCAAGCTCTATGCCTAACTTTTCAGCTTGCTTTGTTAGTTTCTCAAGTTTAGAGTCCATCTGTAACTACCCCCTCATATTGTATTCTTATAGGTCTGGTAAATAACCCCCCATTCCCTCTTGTTTCTTTATCAGATAATGGTAGTATTTGTGAACTAAACGCCTTTCCGTTTAACTTCCTATTGCTCCCCAAGAGCGCTTTAATCTTCTTATCAAATTCATTCATTTCACTTGATAGGTTTTTTTCTGATTCAACATAGCAAATCAATCCTACTGTAAAATCCACATCTCCAACATTCCCCGATCTATATATAATGTCATTTTCCGGCTCTTCATCAAGAACCATAATTGCCTTCTTAACATGGGCAGGTAAATCTTTTGCAGTTAGAAATCGTCTGCTCACTAAATCAGCAAGGCCAGATGCTTCAATAATAGAATAAAGTTCTGTTATGACTGTTTCCTTATCCATTATCCTCTGGCCCATGTTTTAGCAATAAGCCCTTGTCTTTCAGTATCCTCAAAAACGCTATCTTCATTAAAGTCATATATAGGAAGTTGCTGAATAATTAACCATTCTTCCTCAAACATCATTCTAAAATGAGCGGCATGCCTACTCCATGCACCCTCTTCCCCATCGTCAAACTTCTCTAATGACGGGCATATATACCACCCTAGAGCACGATAAACTGTTATTTTAAGCAGCGCATCAGTATCAAGATTAGCCTCATCAAAATTAGATATATTTCTAGGAGGCCAAAAGTCAGATTTAATCTTGGCTAGTACGTCCCTCGTCGCAGTCGTAAGCTCATCTACCAAAGCATTGCTTGGCAAAGGATCTATAGTTATAACATCATAAATATCTGAGTCTAGGGCATAATTAGCCATTACTTATCCTTCTTCGGCCTACCTTTAGGAGCAGCTTCCTTGTAAAGCTCTTGTTTCTTTTCGTCAAAATCTGATTTATTAATCAAGACAGGCTTACCATCCTCGCCTTTAATGTGCATTGTTTCAAGTTTCATAAGATATCCTCTGTGAGATTAAAAGAAAGGGGGCATGAAGCCCCCATTAAGGTTTAGTAGTAAAGTCTTGCTATGTGCCTTGGCGCTATTGCTTTTACACCCCATGCCAAGCCTATTTCAAGCTTAGTCTGCCTATACTGCCTATAGAGGGCAGCTTGGAAAGTCAGGCCACTGAAAGGGTCGGTAATAGAAACAACATCATCCGCAGAGTCGCCGCCTTCTGGCATTTCTGGTGCTCTTGCAAGCAGGGCAATAGCGTTTCTATCGAAGGCCAAGTTAGCGTTATGAGTTGCAACAAGAGTGATAGCAGTTGCTCCAACTATTGCCTGGAGTAAACCTTCCTTCAACACAACAGTACCGCCGTCAGAGGTATCGGTATCGCCCGATACAAGCGTATATTTATTGCTATCGCCAGCGAAACTGATTATGTCCTCGGCAATGAATGTACCTGTTCCAGCACTCGCCAGGGTAATAGTTGTTGCGCCTATAGCGTACCCTGCGGCATCCGTAGTGGCACTTGCAGCCGTTCCAGCGGTGTGAATCTGAATCTTTGCAGACTCCCTGATCTTCATACCGTAAACATCAAGCAATCCACTTGTTTCCCTCATGGAAGTAGTACCAGCCTCATTAGCCTTGGTAAGTTGCCCCAAAGCTCTGAGTTCAGCACCAGAAAGGGTGTCAATAACAAGCTGTAAGTCAGTATCAGGGCAACCCCTATCTACAAGAGTCTTTCTGATATATGAAGCTTCGGTGAGGTCAGTTGTGAATGGAACAGTTGCAACCGTACCAAAAGCGCCTGTACTATTCTCATAGCCCTCTGTAGTAAGATCAAGCTCTACCTCATTTGTAAGAACTCTCATTGCCTGTGCGATACGGTCAACATGCACTTGGCTGTATATACCAGTATGCGCCACTGCCTTTTGCTCTTCGCCATTCCATCTAACAGGAGAATAACGAGACTTAGTGATAGTCATTGTGGTATTGCCTGGAGTAACATCACCATTATCCGCAGGGCTTGTGCCTGGAGTGATGTCGTAAGCTGTAGCAGCACCAACTATAGGGACATTGATAACTTGATCTTTTGCCACTTGCTCGCTCTTAGCATCAAGCATGACAGATGGAATCATTCCGGTTAGTTCGCGGGATACTTTGTCTGCCGCAGCATAAAGTATGGGGATTAGGTTTGTTAGTGTATTAGCCATTAGAAAAGCCTCCTTAAATTGTTAGTAATGTAGATACCGCCGCGTATTCGGCACATGGTATCAGGCATCACGCCCAACCTAAGAAGGCTTATTTTTTACTTTGGCCGACTAAACAAAGAGTGGAGACTTCCACTAATTCGATGAGATTACTATCTCAAATAACATTGGAACATATTATTAAAATTATGTCAAGCTTAATCTGTTACAACTCCCCCATCTTTACAATGAGCCGCTTGCGCTATTGAAGTCATCCCATCAAAGACCGCCCTTGTAACTGATTTGCCTCCTTGATTATTATTGCCATTATTCCCTTGGCTACCACTACCGCCCCCGCTTGCTACAGCTTCTTTTGGGTTCTCGGCTAAGAATATCGGGCCGTATTCCTCGATGCTCATCTTATCGCCTTTTTCATTCAGCCTGATTTTACTGTCTTTATAAATGACAACTTCGCCATCTTCCATCTTTATATTGCGCTTGGCAAGAAAGAGCGCATCTTCTGGATTAACTGCCTTGTTGCTTAAACTCATTATAAATTTATTGTCAATGAGATATTCAGATTTCATCTTCACGTTTTCGCCTTTGATATCCTCATTCATTTTCTGCAATGTAAGTATCTGTTCATCACTATTAGCCATTCGTTTGGCTAATGCTTCCTCGAACTTTCCCTCGCCTTTTAGCCTTTCTTGTTCGGCCTTTTCTGCCGTTGCAAGACTTGTATTATATTTATCTACATCAATGCCATCAAACGCGGCAAGTTGAGCCTTTAAGTCATTTGCAGTCTTGCGCCTATCTGCTGACTCACCATTTGCCTTTGTTAGTGCAGTTTGCATATCAACAATCTTTGTTTGTAGTTCGTCTACCGTTACGTCTGCCATTTATTCCCCTCCATCATGCGTTAAATTCTCCATAACATTGCCACAATCGGCACATTCAATTGACCCATCACCTATCAATAAAAACGTATCACTCCCGCAGTTATCACAAGTATATTTATACTCATATGGCTTTGGCCGGTTATATTGCGCTAAATAGGTGACTTTAGCCATCTACTATCACCGGCACAAAGTAATGTCTACAATTCCAGCCTCCGCGTGTTATAAATGGATCTCCTTCCTTCTTACCGGCCCAGGATCTATCACGCCATTCCTCTATCTCCTTTCTTGTATACAGTTTATCAACGTGGTCTTTACACCAGGGCCTTGAATCTTTAATTAAACTTCCTGAATATCTGAATTTATCAGCGCCTATATTATCAGCGGCCTGTAATGTAATGGCTGCATCTGCCTCCATATACCGTGTTTGAGTAATTGTTTTGGCATGTTGAGCCATAGATCGCCCTGCTTTATCCGTTCCTCCTATGAGCAATTGAGTAACTTCTTCTTGTATCTCTGATATAGGTGCGCCTGTCATACTACCTTTCAAGATAGCCATATTAACACTTTCAATAGTTTGATCTGCTGCTGCGCCTAGTTCCCTGTATGCTGAATCAGATAATAATTTGATTATGCTAGCATCCGATTGTGTAAAACTCACACTTATAGGCTTTAATCGCTCTTTGACTGCCTTAGTAGCTCCGGCAAAGTTAGTTGAGGCCATTGCCACTGAATCAAAAGCGGCAAACTCTTTGACAATAGCCCGCCTGGTTGCCCTTGCCCTTGCTAGCTCCATCTTATCAAGCAAGCCACTATCACCTGATTCTAACTTAGCCACAAGACGGGATATCTTGACGTTTATAGCTGCAAGAACAACCTCAATATCTTTTTCTAGTCTATCTATTGCCTTATCAGATAAATCAGCCATTATTTAAACCATAGAAAGCAAGGCGTTATAGTTTGCGTTTGATGATATTTACTGACTCTCATTGTTCTCCAGCCTAATACGGCAAGAACTTCAGCTATCTCCATTTGTCCTTCATAGCGTTCATATCTTAACCACCGTGAATATATTTTACTCCATAACCAAATTAATATTTTATTCTTTTGTATTTTTCTATGAAAAATCATTAAATTATCTTCTTCAATTCTTTACGCATTAAATCCATAAGATCATCTTGCTCTCTACTGGATAGATTGAAAAACTCTCTTTTCGGCATCTTGCCTAATCCCTTATGATGTATCATTGCCTTTTTAGCCTCTAATGGCTTACTAAAGAACAGCGTTGTATTCCTATTTGTTGACTTAGCCTTGAGTGATGCAAACATATTGCCTGAATTATGGAGGTTGACACCACCAAAGAACTCACCGCCCCTTTTCTGCTTAAATAATTTGTAGCCTTTACTATATGCCGCAAACAATCCACCTTGATAATCTTTCCCCTTTAATGTCCTCTGGGAGATGATATCAATAGCCTGGAATCCAATTCGCCCCCAAAGCTTTTTACTCTCGGATACTTTACCAATAGCATCAAGCTTGCGTTCAAATTGTTTTTGTCCTGTGAGTGACATTGTTATCTATCTACTTCTTCTTTATTATTCATCACCTTCTCCATCATTGATATCGTCTACATCAGTCAATTCAGGCTCAACCGCTGCCGCATCTATTTCCTCAAGTATAATCTTCATTGTTGCCTCTTCAGCTTCCGGCAATGTCTTAGTTGCTATAATCTTCTCAACTTCTGCCTTGAATGTTCTTGAATGTACTGCGGTCTTAGCATTGATAGCTATGTCAATCTCCTGCATTAAGTCCATGACTGCAAACTCTCTAGGGTATTCAATCTTGCCCGTAAATGTTTGAGTGAGATACAAACCAAGCAGTTTAAGTATCCTAGTTTCCGCAAGCTCCATATTCTCAGCTTTCTCAGTGAGCATAGCATTTAATGGTCTGAATTGTATCTCCAAAGCTATACCGCTTTCTGCTTGCTGCGTCTCCTGCCCAGCCTGAAGCTTAGACATATCCTTGATATCTTGAATACCCTCTTTCCTCCATGCCATTATTTGAGGCAGGGAAGTATGCACCGGTTCCGTCCATTTTAATTCCGGCTTAGATTCTCCATCTGAATCATCAATAGGAACCGCAACTGTAGTGGCTAACTTATCAATCGCTTTAATGCTTGATGCCGGGCCTTGCAAGAAAGGAAAGGCGCATTGATCTATAATATGTGCTGCATCAGAATCAAATATGTAAACCCGCCTGTTAATATCAGCAATGTCAGCAATGTCAGACTTGCCTATAATCGGATGAAAGTCTTTATCTCTATTTATTATGACTACAAAAGGAATGAAGTTGATTTTATTTAATCCATCATCAGTCTTTCCCCATTTCTCTTCTTTGTCTTTTTCCCATAACTCCCAGTGGTCTTGATACCATACTTTATAAGTAAGAATATCAGCCTTGCCCGTATCTTCCTGCAATACAAGTTTAGTTAATACTCTTGCCCCGCCTATGTATTCCATCTCATAGTCAATAATACTAGATGCAACATAAACAGACATATACGGCCTTATGCCCTTATCAAGCTCATCCTGCTTGCTTACACCTTCCCCTTGTGGCTTGTCTATAATAACACCAATAAAACCACTAGCCCCCGCTTGCTTGCTTAACTCACGAATCATCTTTTTATAACTGCGTCCCATCATATCAGCATCCGCCATAAACGCATCAAATTCTGTCCCTGATAAGCCGCTGAAATCTCTATTTATATCGCCGCTGAATAAATAGTTATTGTATATTTCGACAATAGGGCCGCAATGATTAGTGAATGTTGCTTGTTCTAAGCGCCTTTCATATCCTTTTGTTTCTTCATTCCCATATTCAGGAAGGTAAGCAGGCTTCTTATAATCAATGCCGCCTAAATATGAATCACGCAAAAAAGCCAATCTATTCTGTATACCTTCAAGATCTGAGTGTCTTAAAAATTCAGCCATTGTTATTTCCTCGCGGTTAGTGCTTTTAGTTGTGGTTTATGTAGTGGATAAATAAAGGCTACTGGATAAGTAGCGCCATCAAGTAGATGTGTCATTGAATCATCTGTATCATCATGGGCAGATGATTTAAAGTATCTAATTAGATTCTTACATTTCGGGGAGACTGTCAAGGTTAAATCCTCAAGTTTCTTATTTACTGAATTATGCCGATCTCTCACGCCTTGCTGCTTTCTGGCTTTAACTTCTACCCCTGTGTTCTGAATAATGCTAAAGTCTGTTCTTCCTACCTGTGCGCTCGTTTGTCTCTTCTTGCCTGTCGGATCTGGATATGCTGTTTTTATTCTACCTGAATATCTTTCATGTGCTATCTGCATCCATGTTTCTGTATCACTATTTGGTTGTTCGATCTCATCGATATAATGCATTCTATTACCATGTTTCCAGAATACAACGCCAGCCATAGGATTGACGTTAAAATCAAGGCCAATACAGAGTTCACCTCCGGGATCAGGTAGATCAACAATGTTACTGTCGCTAAAGTTGTAATATATGAGCAAATTGGATATAGTAACAAATTCACCATCAAAGTATGCCTCCAGCATTTTCTTATCATAAGTATTGCGAAGATTGTCAAGGTAGTGCTGAGGGAGCGCCAAGTTCTCGCTTGTCTTAGCCCTGAATACCCCTATATCATAATTGCTCTTTAATTCCCCCTCGCATATATCATATCCCCATCCACCTATACCCTCTGGCGTTCCGGCTGCACATATTTCTGAATGAGTTGCTTGTGGTTCTCTTACCCTTGCTGATAGTTGTGTTAATACTTCATATTTCTGTAGGAATGGCTCATCAATTCCCCCTGCCGCAAGATTCGAACCCTTGAGACTATCAGGGTCATTACCAGAACCAATCCACAAAGTCCCGACATGACCGCGATAATAAATAGTAAAATAATGATCTGAACTATGATATTTATATTTAATCTTTTTGCCATCAAGCAAATCCTTTATTGTCGGTATGATAGTTCTCTTTGCCATCTTGTATGTAGGTGAAATCACCATACATGGATGAGGTGCATTGAGAATGGTTAAGGCCGTCATTCTCTTCCCTAACCATCTTGTCTTGCCTGATCCATATCCACCTATCAGGAACTTATAAAAATTCTCTGACTCCCAGCAAGCCCTATGCGTTGGAAACATCCCCCCTTGTGTTACAAGAGGAAACTTGCCAGGTATTATTATAGGATCTTCTTTACGCCAGAAACTCAAAGGAATGCAGGATCTAATTTTTCTGGTTTGGTATCCTTATCAATTATCTCAATCTGCTTGAAATTGCCATAACCCCTATGTCTACCCTTGCAATTCATAAAGTAGATAAGTGAAGTTTCTTTTCCAGCTTCAATATTCTTTTTTAGTATGGATTCCGCAAAGTCAATTAGTGATTCCTTTGCTTGAGTTATTGCTTCTTGAAGTGAAGAGCTTGCATTGATGTAATTGTAAAGAGTGGCTCGACTTATATTTAAACCTTTTGCCGCTTGTGTCATAAAACCATTATTAGCCTCAATAGCTTCTATGATTTGCTCAGGCTGAACAAGCCATTCTTTTGTATCAGGTTCTTTTAACTTGTCAATTTTGTCTACCATAAGCCCCTTGATATAATAATCAACTAAGACCATACAATATATTGGTACTATTTGTCAAGTCTTTTTCTGATATCCATCTTTCTCCCACCCATCCCCTTTGAGCCTGAATGATGATTTACTTATTAGCCGCCTTACTTCTCCTCTACATTCTGGACATTCAGGATTATTTTCTTTCATTGATTGTATCTTCTCAAATTCATTGCCACATTGAATGCAACCAAAAATATATATCGGCATATCCTCTCCTTTTATCGCGCATATAACGAACATGATCCTTTCAGGATATTTGTACTATGTTCAATCTGTCATTATACTCCAAAAACTTTTATTCTTAACATGATCTATGTTGAATCCATTATGTTCGAGTCTCGCTTCGTAATAAGTTATTTTATAGATTGATTTCAGCCCCTTCAAATATTGATAAATAATGACAATGAGAAGAAATCCTAATGTCAAATATTGATACATTTTATTTCTCCTTAATTAAGTTTAGCATAACCAAGCGCTATCAAAGATAGCTCGTTGCTTTTTACATCAGCGATTTCACGGCCCGCTGATTTCATCGTTCTACATCTCTCCGCATGGGGGTTTTAATGGCCCATGCCATTGAGATCCTTTCAAATCTTTATATTCGGATACCATATGATTACCAGGGAATACAAATTGTGGAGGCTCCCCTTTGAAAGAAGTATAAACTTCACATATCATTGTCTCGCCATCTTTAAATTTTATCCAATAATAACCCTCATGACGTGGCTTCCCGTAAAACCAGCCCGATGTAGAACAATCCGCTGCAAGGGACTTGCTGCCATTCTTTTTGTTTTCAGTTGTTTCTTGGTCTCCTGCCATTCCGTCACTCATCGGTTTCCTCCTTGGCCCGCAAGCCCCTGATCTTTTCGTTATATGCTTTCTTCATAAATGAGTTTTCTTGATACCCATAGCCTCATACCTTTGAGATTCTTTATTAGGCCACTCAACGACTACCCCATGCTTTTCACCCATAAACCTGTTCAATATCTCATAAACCATTGACGGATCTTTAGTATCCATATCTATGGTTGAGTCTTTGCCGGTTAAAGATTTGAGTATAGGTTTATATAAGTGATTCTTTACGCTCTCGCAAGTCCAAGGAATATCTATTTCAGGCTTGAGGGTTTTTTTCATATCAAGGCCAGCATCGTTCAAGGCACTTGCTAGTAAAGTGCAATATAAATGTAGCGACTTGTTTTGTGGAGGTGTTCTTTGTTTTTCATCTGTTATCATGGTTTGTCCTTTGGTATTTCAAGAATCATTTTCATAGGTGGTTTATCTTCTAATTTTTCACACATACCATTTGGTAACCATACACTGTATTTAGTCTTATTTCCTGTCGAAAAGCCTGATACCTTCCAATCTTCCACCCCTTCAATCTCTATCCTCTCAATGCTATCATATTCTGGACTCAATATCCGTCTTATGTCGGCCTTCATTAATTCTTCTATTTTGGCATCTCTATCAACCAAGCCCTGCTCTAATCTGTCTATATATTCTTCAACTTCCTCACATATACTAAAATCTTTATCCCCTATCCTTACCTTCTCACTTTCTACAGGAGGATAGAGGCGCTTCCAGCCCTTTTTGTTGTGAGCTATATCTTTCCCTATTGCAGCCCTTGCGTTACAAGAACCATAAGCTGTAATTAATTGCAATTTGTTATCTTCGATAAATGTAAGATAATTATTATTTCCTAATCCACCATCATCTGTCCACAATTCCCCCGCCTTCTCCGGCCTTATCTCTTTCACTTCGTGGTAGGGTTGCCAAGCTGCATCGGTTATATCCCAAAGTAGAGTAATACTTCTTTGTTCATCATTCTCTTTAAAATACCAATTTAAAAGACCTGTTGGATCTGTTTTAACATATGAATCAAAACATCTATTTTTTTGATGTGCCTTCCCTGTTTCCTTCAAAGCATCTTGTATATTCATAATCTTTCTCCTTTATATTTCAGATTGCATAAAGTCCTTCTTCCTCCGCCATTGCCCCACTATTCCCAAATGAACCCGTATAATTCAATTCTCTATCTTCTTTAGGTGTGGTGCTAGGGCTTGCTTGTATGTTCTGTAATTGCTTATTAGGGCATGGGGTGCAGATATGAGGAGTGCATCCTACAAGACATTCACTTATCTTTATCATCTTCCCCCCGTCACGTCCACAATGTATTTCTTTTTTTGCTTTTATCGGGCTTCTATTGCTACTAGTAGCTAATTTAGCCCCTATGATCTCCTTCATGCCATTATACGATAATCCTAAATCACGTCTAATGAAATGAGTTGAATAACCTTCTTTACAGTTCCGTCTATATTCATCACCATTCAATGCCTCTTTTTTTAATAGCTTCTCTATCCTGAAATATTCCTTCTTTACTTCTTTAATCGTTAGCATTTTAACCCCTCCTTGTTTCCTGCTTCAATTCCATTTTGTATTGTTTTTCAGCTATTGCCACGGCAAAATCACCAGCTAATTTTGTGTCAATATATTTATGGTATTCATTTTTATATCTTCTCTTTAAATAGTCCCTTGCCTGATCTATTGTCATTTCAACATCTCCTTTACTTCATCATAAAATTGTTTTTTAATAATTAAAGACTTCTCTCTCAATAAAGCATATTTCCATGATCCTATTTCTCTGATAATCATATTTTCATATTCCATTGGATGAGTATCAGCCCATAAATGATGTTCTCTGCATAATCTCCTGCCGTTTTTAATATCCCACCTAGTATTGAGATATCGGCGCTTCATTATGTGATGTCCTTCATTGCCTATTCTATTACATCCAGGGAAAGAGCATATGCCGCCTGTTATCTTTTCTTGCCATAACCTGTCACAGACTTTCTTTTCATGTTTAGTCATTATCAAATAAGTCCAGATTCTTATTTTCCATTTTATCCAATTCCTGATAAAACTCTTCCTTTGTTATTTGATTATTCATATAAGCCCAAAATAATTTAAAACATTTATCTTTCATGATTCCCTCCACCACTTTATTATTTCAGACCTTAACTGTTTTGCTTCTTTTGCCAACTTCCTATATTCTTCTATAGGCCTACTTTGTATATCACATACTCCACATTCAAAGTGCTTATTCCCATATTCAGCCAATAGTTTTTCAAGTTCTCTTTCTTCACTCTTTAACTTCATTTTATCTCCCTTAATTATAAGTATCCATTATATCGCTAAATTTAGTGTATTCCGGTGTCCAGTTCAGTTTAACTATTCCTTTCGGTCCTCCTCTATGTTTTGCAAATATAGCCTCTATGACATCTTCAGGTTCTTTAGTATCTAATGAATGCGGATGATGAGTAAATATGACTACATCAGCATCTTGCTCTATCCCTCCTGACTCCCTAAGGTCAGATAGTCTTGGTTTCCTTTTCTCTTGCTCGCACGCCCTTGATAATTGAGCAAGACATAAAACAGGAACGTTTAAATCTTTACTCATCTTTTTAAAGTTCCGGCTAATCTCTTCTACTTCTTCCCGTCTATTTAATTTCTTAGAACTTCTAACAAGTTGCAAATAGTCAATAATTACTATATCAAGGCCATGTTTTACCTTATGACGTTTTGCCTTAGTCCATATATCCATATCTGTCTGATCTGCTGCATCATCAATGTAAATATCAACTTCTGATAACATGCTACAAGCCTTTTGCATTTTAGGCCAATCAGTATCTTTAACATGACCATTCTCTAATAGTTGATTGTTTATCTTTGCTTCACCCGATATCAATCTTATTCCAACTTCTTCATCAGGCATTTCAAGAGAGAAAATAAGAGCTTTACTTCCTTTCATTCCCCCGCCTATTGCAATGTTGGTAGCCATCGCAGTTTTTCCGGTCCCAGGTCTACCAGCCAAAATATACAATTTCGGCTTAAAGCCACATACGATTCTATCTATATCTATCAATCCAGATTCAATGCCATTTATGCCTTTATTGCTATAGGCACTTTCTATTTGATTCACAGTCTTATGTAGTACTGCTTTGATATGCTTTATATTATCAGTCTTTGAGTAGTTTAAATTCAAAGCTTTATCAATCATTCCAGAACACAATTCTTCAGCATCTACTCCTGAATTTATCTGATCTACTAATTCATTTCCGTAAGCTAATATCTGCCTTTTGATATAAAGGTCTTTTATTATACCGGCATACTTAGCCACGAATTTATCAGTAAAGATTCCATCAGCTAATTCAAAAACATGTATTGGCGATACATTCTTTCCTTTCAGTTCTTCATTAAGAGTCATTAAGTCAATAGGCTGTTGCTCGATATACATATCCTTCATTGCAGTATAGACAATCCCATAAGTTTGAATAGAGAAATATTCCGGCAAAATCTTGTCTACAATATCCAGCATAACAGCATTATTTAAAAGTATAATACCAAGTAGATCTTTCTCTATCTGTCTGTTAGTAAGTTCAATCATAATGTTTTGTACTCCGGTTCGTTAGATTGATTTGGCGCCAACCAGTCTTGATTTTTTAATATAGCTGCATAATGATCTGTATAAGGCTTCCCTTTTTTATTAGGAAGATATGCGCTAAATTTTTCTATAATAGTATTTACATTCGTCTTAAATTTATCTTTAAGTTTTTCATATTCTTCTTTTTTAAGATAAACATTTTTAAATTCACCATGTATTGTTTTGTCTTTGTCTTTAACCTTATCTTTATCCTTGTCTTTATCTTTAGCACCTAATAAGGGGCTAATAAGGGGCTTAATTTTATTCTTTTTTAAGATATTAAGAATAGATAAATGAACTCTATTTGAAGGATTTAAAGTACCATATTGAAATTCAATAAATGGCCTTATAAACCATTTTTCACCATTAGTCAAAATTTCAATTCTGTTCTCCCCGTTGTTGAAAAATCCAAGGGCTTCACCTTCATTTATTACGGCATCATTCCCTATATAAAGTTGAGCTACATCAAAATCAACATGCCATATTCCAGCATGATCGCAGTCGTGGCAAATAAACTCCCATAGTAATTTATAAGCCGCTGGCATTTGCCGGTAAAATTTCTTTTTATATTTTTCGGTATCTGTAAATCTTTTAGCCATTAGAATAAAACCTCCTGCTTGCCTCTTAATACCCAACTTAAAACTTCTTTATAATTTAATTTATCCATACAGTGATTATATTTTTTAGTATGATGTATCTTCATTCTATCAAATCTAGTTTTACCTGTTTCAAATTGGATCCCAAAAAGGCAGTCCATACAACCAGTATGCTTTTCATTATAAGGAGGATCATATATCTCACAATAAGAGATATTATTTCCCTCAAGATATCCCCATATATTTTCGCGTGTCCAGAATGATAAAGGATTGCTTTTAGGTGATTTAGAATTAAAGGCATTACACCCTCCATTTCTTACATAAGCTTCTTTTCTATTCTTACTATCTTCAGCCATAGTGCCTATCAATGGATGCTTACCTGTTTTCCTTTCATATCTTTTAAATGGTTCTTTTTTTAATATATCACAACATTTTTCAGATATTTTAAAAGGTGCATCTAATAAATATTTCCATTTGTCAGGGATACTTTTTTGTTGTTTTTTGCCAGAGGTAGGATTAATACCACCATGAAGCCTTAATTCTTTCTGTAATTCACTCTTAGTATTCCTATAACGTGATATACCCATAGCTACTTGTTTACTCACTACAGGGTAACCATATTGTTCTATTACTTGTTCAAATGTTTTTGTTGGTCTAATAGTAACTATATTTTTCTTGGTCTTGACATGCTTTCTAACTTGAGAATATTCTCTACCAGTATCTACAAAAACCCCTACAGTATTAGGATATATAGACCTAGTTAAATCTAGCAGGACTTCTGAATCAGCCCCACCAGAATAGGCTACATAGATTTCACCATCAATATCAGGGTGTTCATAATATTGCTTGATCCTCATTAAGCTTATTTCCATTTTCATTCGTAGAGGATATGGCTGTCTAAGCATTAATTTATATAATTGCTCATTCATAATGGCCTTAAAAAACGAAACCCCTAGTCAGAAGATGTCGGCTTCCGAAAAGGGGTTTCAATGCTTGCACTTGGCAAACTTGTATTCTTATTCAGTCCCGACATGACTGTTGAATTATTATGATTCCTATACTTTACTAAACATCTTTCTTATTGTCAACTTTATTATCATCCAACCATAGCAAAAATAATATACAGCATCCGGCATGGGCTAAATGATGTTTCTTGCTTTCAGAATCAAACTTCTCACCACCCCACCATGCCATTAAGTGCCTCATTAACGCCGCAAAATATCTTTCCCTCGGATTCTCTATACTTTGCCATGTGTTAGATCCGTACTTCTCAGCACCGAATGTCATTATATCAACAATTTGTTTGACCGGCTCCCACGGCAATAAGTCCCACATAGGCTTGCCATGATCTTTCTTCTTATCATCTCCCCTCATTACCCACCCCTTTTAGCTCTTCATACATTTTTATAATCTTTAAAGCATTCCTATATTCTTCTTTCATGCCGTCTTTAATCTGCAACCAAGGCAGCGCTATTCCTATTCCACCAGATAGCCTCTCAAGGCATTTGCGACCCTCCCTGATACTATTCTTTAGGGCCCATGTGCCAGAAATTTTAATTATCATTTTGCCATCAATTAAACTTTGCGCTTTTGTGGTAATTTGTTCATCTGTCATTTCAATTCCTCTATTTTGATGCCACCTTTAATTCCCCATATTTTAGTCATACGGCAATCCCAGATATGAGAATCTTCTTCAAAGACAGCATCAAATAATCCTTTTATAAAATTATCCACGTCAGGCCTTTGTTGATGAGGCTTACCATAGTGAGCTTTTTGCTTCTTCTTGCTCCATGAGTCTGGCATAGGAACTATAAAGGTGACATGATGTTGTTCTGGGAGATTAACTTTCTTCAATCTCACCTCATCCTTAAAGGAAAAGTATTTTAAAACACATTTGCGCTTTTTCCATTTATCTGATCTTGTCATTCTGGGTTTAGCAACTGGTATTATATTGTATATCAATCAAACCTCCCTCTCCTTCCTAATAGTTTACCAATTAGCTCGCCTACCTTATATGATCCCATCCTGACCGGGCGTTTATTTAATAACCTCATATACCCATCTCGGGACACGTAATGAGAATCGATTTTATCTGGACACATAAATAAGGTAATTATAGTTTCTCTTGTTCCTTCCGGTGAATGCCGCCTCAAGATGATCTCATCATAATAATCCCTATAGTCTATTATGTCTGGATAATCAGGTGGAGGGCGCTCAAGTATTAGCCTTTTGCGCTTTTTTGTTTGGTTTTTACGCCATTTTGACCTTTTTTCGCTCATTGCATCACCGGCATTCCAAATATTACAGTGTTATGCGTTCCGTCCTTTTTTAATTGCTCTTTCTATTCTCCATATCAGGTATTTCATTTTAATATTAAGCATTTTTGATTCAATGATGTATTTTTTATCTCTCCATAAGCGCCACAATTTCCATGCCCATAAATATCTGTCAGTTAATCTTGATACAACACGCATAACAAGACGCTGCAAAGGACTTGTTGCCACTTCTTTCGTTTCCTCCATTTGTCACTCCTTGCCAATGGCATCAAGCCGTTGAGCTATTTCGTTATAAAACTATCCCCTCTGTCAGCGTTCCCAGAAAACAGCCGCCTTTATTCCCTTTCTTGTGCTTGTATCCGGCTGCACATTTATCTGGGTCACTGCCTTTCGCACCCCTGTTACACTCTATGCAATCAACATAAAGTTGGCCTCTTGAATCTTTTTCGCTATATTTTACTTTTTGCATTTGATCTCTCCTTGTAGTTAAAAGTTTTATAACAAGTCACTGCAAAAGGACTTGCTGTTACTGGTTTCGTTTTAATCTCTCAAGGTTTTACCTTCTTGTTGAAGTCAACAAAATGGTTGCTCACAATCCGCAAGCCCTTGAGTTCGGGCGTTATATTTCTCCATCTTCAATAAGTAAAGGATGTTTCCTTTCAGTTGAGGCAGAAATAACTTGCGCTTCTGCAAGTGCTACAGTTGCAAGGGCAAAGAAACAAATGCAAGCAGGATAATCCATTCCTTGGGCTTTCAACATTAACTCCATTGCTTTTTCATGTTTCGACTTAATTGATTCAGCTTTTCTCTTTTCAAAATCATTCACAATAATCACCTCTCAATATAACAATGCGCTTAAAAAGGACTGGCAATAGCGCATTCTGTTTTTAGTCAACTTGGTTGCGCCAGCCCTTTAGCTTAAACTGTTAGCCTTCCGCCAGCTCAAAAACATGCCATATTAAACTGCCATTCCATTCCTGATAAGTCCCGATGTATTTCTTTTCCTCGGCTTGTTGCACGGGATGTCCCGTTCCGTGAACAACTATTATCCTATTTTCCTTTTCTTGCCCCGGATCAACCATTGCCCAAATGCAAGGAACGCCATCTTGAACTTGCACAGTTAATATTTCAGCGCCTACTGGCATATCAATCCCCAACATACCCATATTTTCAAATGGAAATTCCCAAATTACTTTCATCTTATTGTCCTCCGTATTAAAGTTTCAGGCTAACAATGCGCTCCAGCCGACCGCAAACGCTCATTTTATTCGCTAATGCGGCTGCTGACCTTGGTCGTTAAACCCCTTGATAATTCCCGATCTCTAATATGTCTC